TCCCCACTCCCCATATTTCTTCCCATACAGTATAAGTCGACATGCTTCAATGTATATATCACATGCACCAATTCTTTCTATATTATCTTTCCACGATACGGTGTTTGATGAATATCCCCAATTAAATTTATTATTTGATAATCTTATTTTATTGACTGCATCTAATATGTTCTGCGTTCCCTTAACTTCCGGCTTATGTGGATAATGGGCAACATTGAGAAGCCTATTAGTGCAGTCCGTATAGATAGACTTGATTCCTTCGGTGTCAATTGGAGGCAATATCCATGCTTCTTTTTTTGCTCCTAGGCCAAGGAGGTCCCCTGTCTGTATAATTGATGTATCAACGATTGAGTTAAATATTCTATTAGCCCTCGATGGATTTCTGCGATATCTACTCCCCCCGTGGAAGACTACAACTTTTTGATTTCGTCCTGGGATTACTCCGAAAGATTTCTCGCTATGCAAATATTGTAATATCTTAGCCTTGGATGCTCTCTTTCTTGCATCTGCCGCATCGCACACTTCAGCTTTACCTTGATAATCTAACGCCAATTGATTTTCAACGTATATCTCTGCGTTAACGCCAACAGACATAAGAGATTTCACCATTTCATATCCAATGTTCGCCCAATCATACTTGGCAATCATTAATACATCTAACGGCTTATCTGTGTTAATCTTTTTTTTAACTGGGATATTTTTAACCGGTATATCTACAAATTTATGGTTTGCCAACCATTCCTCTGGGTTCGTTATTTTCTTTGCTATCAATTCCCCATGTTTAACGATGTCACCCCACGAATGTAACGTGTCCCATTCTCCTCGAATCCCCAATGCCACGAATGTAACGTGTCCCATTCTCCTCGAATCCCCAATGCTGTGATATTCCTTACATATTGTTTCTCAATTCCAATCTGCATTAAGGCTTTGCGTCTTTGTGAATCAAGCTTTTTCTCTATAGGGGTATTGTCGTATATACGCCACTCCAAAGCGTTCAATGCTCTAGCTGATATTAATTCACCAGCCCCAAAATGATCGTCAGTCCAATGTATAACATTACCGGTTAGTTGATTCCAGAAATGATAGGTCATGCCACCGACAAAATCAGCCCCCCCTCTTATGGCCTGCAAACTTTTACTAATCCAATTACTGCTATAATAATCATCTGACCCAGAGATCATAATTGCCTCCGGATCGCGTTTTCTTGCTTCCCTTATCCCAGCCTGCAACTTCCACCCTAGGGGGCTGTTCCAATATCCCACAAAGATAACTCCTGCTTCATAAGCAAGCTGTCTTTCTGCCTCTGAATCTCCAACTAAGATAATAGTTATCTTCTCGTCTTGTTCGTTTAGTAATCGGCTGACTGTTTTTTCCGTTATGTCTTTCCTGCCATGTATTGGGATTACGCATATAACCGCCGTGTTATTTTTTTTTTGCCTATAGTCTGCCATCCACGTAGACTTCACCTCTACCGGCTGCATCATCCTATTTTTAGGAGGTGATCTATAAGCCTTGGTTTTGGGCTTGTTTCCTTTCTTGGGCAATATCTTAACGATACCTTTATTTTGCATTTCTTTAGCCTTGGCAATATCCAAGTGCATAGTATCGCCGTGTGAGGCTTTTAAAATATCGGACAATATTTCTACTTCAATCAACATTGATATATCCAATCATTGACGTAGCCTGGAAGACAATCCATATGTCTCCCAGGCTATCTAGTTATTAAGTTGTTGCATCGTCCAGGACTGCGAAAGCTACACTAACACCGGGCTTTCCGTCCTGCCTAGTTACGAACCGATATACTGTTTCATCATATACGAATCTGACATGTTCGCTACGGGCAATAGTCATATCTTGCCTTACCGCCCAGATATACATTCCGAGATCGCCTAAGATCAGATCACCCTGGTTGCCCAAGGCAGAAGCGTTCCTGGTTGCGATTATCGGATATCCAAGTAAGCTTGGAGGAATGGTCTGTTGCCCCATGAAAGTGGCATAATCAGTACGATAGATAGGTGCTCCTGCCGTATCTTCTAGCAACCTTAAAGCCCCGACTACAGTCTTCCTAGTCAAGAAAGTAAGGTCTCTGAAGTTCTCATCAAGCGCGGTATCCAGGTTAACCACATCCTCGAATTCTACCGTACCGGCTGTTGCCCTGGTTACTAGATTGATTGCAGGGTCATTGATAATGCCTAACGGTTGCCCGGTGCCGGAACCAGCGATGACTACACTTTCCAGTTCATACTGGAAAGCTCTCACGAATAGCCCGGTAATGTAGTTGACCAAATTGATTAAGCTATCCTGAATAAGCTCATCGGTCATGTACACAAGGCCCGTTAGCTTGTGTGCTGTGAAGGTTAACTGATCTATGGTTGGCTTGGTCTTGACTTTTTCGGCGGCTTCGTCTGTCCAATATAACTCGACGCCTCCGAAATAAGACCCCGCAGCTTGCGTTAACTTAGGAATCTTGAGGGTAAGACTTGACATTGGGATTCTCCACAGTTGTGGGAGAATCTGACTCTGTGCCGTTGCGAATTCGATGACAGTCGCAAGGTACTCAACCGGGACAAGATTACCCCCATCGGCGGCAACGCCCTCAGACAATCCTTGAGCTGTCTTCAGATGCTCTCTTATGGCGGCATTGTATTCTCTTGTATCAACCCCCATGTTGTGAAGATCGTCCTGGTTCATCCTGGCCTTAATCATCTTGGCGAAGGTTTCCATTTCTGGGGACAGTTTCTTGAAAGGGCCACCTATGTTCACCAATTGATGGCCCATTGCTTTACCATCACTGGCCGCATCGAATCCAGATCGCTTGTAGTTCCGGCTGAAGTACTGTGTATCAATGATACTCTTACCATAAGTCTCAGCTTCTCCATCGCCGAACTTACCATCCTGCCCAGGGAAGATCGCTTTCCGGTTAACGTCTTCGATCTCTTTCTTCAGGTCTGCTATCTCAGTGGCAGTAGCACCCTTGACGGCCTCGCCAATTATTCCCTTGAGGTCATCCATAGTGATGTTTTCTATTTCCTTCACTTGGCCGGCTTTTGCGTCTTCGAGAGCTTTTAACTCTTCTAATGCTTTCAACTCTTCTTGTGTCATTTTTTTTCAGTTATAGTTTCTCTTAGTTCGTCAACAGTGAAGTTCAATTTATTCTTTTGCTGGCAAACGGATTCCGTGAGATGCAATACAGGTATAGCCTTTATCGGGGGTTTATCTTCCTGTTTGACCGAGGTATCTGTAACCGATTTTACAGATATCAGAAGATCGGATATCGATTCTTTGATATCCTTTATGTCTTTGGCTTTGCCACAATAACGACTTATTTCTTTGCTTATGTTGTCTCCTACCGGAAGATATACATTAGCAAATTCAATGGCATATGGTTTAATAAGCCCACTCATTTCTTCGATAATTCCACTGACTGCCTTCTTTGAACCCATAGTTCATTAATCATCCCATAAAATATAGTGTACATACCATCGAAGGCCATCTCTTCCTTAATACGATCAGCGATGCTTTTTTCTGTTGTTAGTATTTCTCCAGCTTCCATTTCTATTTCCGCTTCCGCTTCTTTTTTATCCTCTTCTGTGAAATATTTGAAAGTTATGTTCCCATTAGTATTTTTTCCATCTGGCTCAATAGTTGCACCCGGATTCATCGGCACTGCCACTTGGGAATATTCCAACAATTCCCATTTTTTGAAGTCTGTACCTCCATTATTTATGGGCTCATCTTCTATCGAGGAGAATCCTATTGACCAGTTAGGCATATAGCCGTCAATTGCCTTTTGGAACAATCTCTTCCCACGATCATCAGGATAGTATTGAGTCTTCGCTATTATTCCTTTCTTGCCTGCCTTATTCTCCCCTGTCGTAAGTTCCAATGGCTTAGCAACGGGCTCATCATTGTAATCATGCCCGACCAAGACCGCAGGCCTACCTCTGACAACCATGCCTTCAGCCCGCACTACGTCTAATGCTCGGTCTGGTTCTTCCGTACTTATGAAATGAGTAACAATCAAATTCTTCTTGTCAACAGATTTAACCTCGGCGACAAATGTCTTTATTACTTTGTCCATTTCAAGCCTCCCGATATATTCAATAAATTATCTAACTATCTATTCTCCATAACTATAATGATTTCCATCTTGCCATCTACCACCCCAAGACCCGCCAAGTAATTCCCAAAATTCCCCCAATTGTTGATGAGCTTTTGTAGAAGTTAAATATCGCCCACTATAAAACAGATTAAGGTCGATAGCAAGGCGCTTGTAGTGAAAAGAGTCTTCTTTCATATCCCTGCTCCTGTGCGAACTGTATTAATAGGGATACCATGCTGACGAACTTTGATTGATTTTCTCTTAAGGACATTTTAATCCCCTGATATTATTTAACTTTCTTTTTTTGTATATCCGATAGTGCACCTGCATTGAATATTCTCAGCAGCTTGCAATCCATTCCCTGGTGACTTCATCGAATCAGTTCCCACTATGAAGTCGTCATCAATATGTATGCCATCCGCATATTCAATCTCTGCCTGTAAATGTGTTTCTCTGGTACTTGCATCTCTTGAACTTATCCAATACTTCAATAACTCTTCTTTCAATCCTGTCTGCTCCACGGCAGCTAGGTCTGCGTGGTTGCTAGAGCTTATGGTTTCAGTCCTTGCTATTAATGGAGCACGGTATTTGTCATACGATGCGAATTTGCTCCTAAGAGTATCACCAACAACGACTAATGATTCACCTTCAACGAATCCCTCTCTGAGTATAGCATTGATTTCGTTAAAGGTTACGTCAGTTACTTCTTTCGAGAAAAGGCTCATCCGTGCTCCCAACCAATCATTGACTGCTGGGTCATTAACGTTAAATTCTAACTGCTTGGTAATCGATTTCAGACCAAGTGCTTGATTG